GTCCTACTTCACGAGCACGCATCCAGACCTGGTCGAAGAAACCAGTTGGGACTAGATTGCTGTTTGGAACTAGGGTGCGAGCCTCGAAGTTGTGACCACGAACCTCACCACGAGCGATAGCACGCAGTAGGTCAGAGTCGGACTTTGGGGTAGCAATCTCAAGACCACGAGAGAGTTCAGCGGCCTTTGCCTCACGCTCCTCAATCTTGCGAATGTTGTCAATTGCGGCAGCACGCTCGTCTAGGTCTGCGTTAATGCGGTCAAACTGAACCTGCTCTTCAGCAGTCAGGTCACGCTTCTCAGCAGCAGCGTTGTCGAGAAGAGCCTTAGCAGCTTCCCACGCACGAGCACGAGCCTCAGTCTGTGCCTTTAGAAAGGTCTCGGACATGATTCTCCTTTGATTAGATGATTGTTTATTCAGCCGAGCTAACTCAGAACTGTGACGCTGGTGCTAACACGCAAGCGCTCTTTCTATTGTATAACATCAGGGTAAAGGAAAACCCCGCCACTAGAAAGGGGAAAAGAGTGACGGGGCGAAACCCTAAAGCTTGGCAGAGTCTAGCGAACTTCCTCTGGCTTGGTTATACGGGTTTCCTTAGTTGCGGCTGGAGCAATAGCCGCAGTCTGTGGGGCATCGAGGGCAACAATGGCCTCAGCCCACTCTTCCGCTAGGTCGAAGATGACACCCGAAATAGGGTCACCTGCCACCTTGAGGATGGTCTCTTTGATTTGTGCCTTGCTTGCCATTTGTTAAATCCTTTTCAGTAGCAGGTCAAGTTGCTTCTGCTTTATAGCTAGAAGTGATGGTTGTGGTTCTTCAGTAACAGCTTCACTTGAGGCAGGTGCTAGTCGCTCGACAACCGACTTCATTAGTTCTGCCTGCTCTGGAGTTAGGTCTGCACCCTCCTCAATCTTTAGCATAACATCTGCCAATTCATCGGCATCAACAGCAGTGCGCTTAGCTACCTTGTCAAGACCACGCACAGATGCCTCTGTAGAGGTGTAGGCGGGCCATACCACGATACTTGTCTCGAAGAGCCTTACTGACTTTAGACGGCGTTCTGTGCCCTCTGAGTTCCATGAATCTTTGATGACATTGAAGCCAAAAGACATCTTGCCCACGATTTTGTCCCTGAGCAAAATTGCGATGTCTTTGCCGAGAGTGGTCTGTGGGAGCCGAGCTTCGACACGCAAACCGATTTCATCCTCAGTTAGCTTCATGGTGCCAGAGCGGGTTGATGCTAGTGGCTGTCCAGCATCGTGGTTCCACAACAGCATTACATCGTTGCGAGACTTGAGCGAGCGGCTGAAAGCACCACGCTCAACATACTCAACAAAGCCACCTAGGTTCTCTGAAGGCTGGTCAAACTTTGCGGCGTAGCCAACAAAGGTCATACCATCGCCCTCTTCACGAATCTCAAACTGAGTTTCAAAGTCACGGGTTTCCCGATTAGTCATGCTTGCTTTCCGTTCTTGTTCTGCATCTAGCCTAGCAACTACACCTTCCGCATAAGCCCTAGCCCTCTCAGCACCCCTGCGATTTGCTGGAGCACCCCAAAGAAGCATTGCGACAACACCAGCGCTAGGGTAGTCAGGGCTATCAGGCTTAGCACTAGGAGAATCCAAGTCCACCAGATGACGAGCAATCCAAGGCCCAATAAGCCTCCACTTACGCTCCGAAACTTCGCCTTGAGCCATACGGCGAGCGTCTTCGATTGTTTGGTCAACCAGTCCATCGCCACCCTTCCCCTGTTCATAAAACTCTAGTCCCCTGCGAGCTGCTGCTCTCATGTAAGCAGGTGGTGTCAAGTCAACTGCTCGCATCTCTTCCTCTTCATCATCAGAGGATTCTGGGACTTGAGATGGGGCAATGGCGGTAATGCCAAGGTCTCGGTAAGCGTTGCGGATGTCTTCGTTGTCATCAACAGCAACCATGACATTGTAGATTTCTAGCAAGCGTTCGGCGGTCTGCTTCTTCCACTCGGTTGAGTCGGTGTCCGCATCTGGCTTCATGAATAGCTGGTCATAGTCAATGTCTAGGCTGTCTAGTTCTGCTACAGTTGCGTCACGCTCTGAGGCAAGCCGAGCGGTGATGATGATGATTTCAGTGTCATCAAAGCTGTCTAGGTAATCTGCGACCTTGTCAATCTTCGCACCTTGGTAGGTAATTAGAGTGTTGTCAATATCAGCAATGACGGCGGGTGGACCTGACTCAATTCGTAGCTCCCCTTCATAAGTGCTGCCTTCGTTCTGAGCGATAGCAAGCGCTTGGTCAATAGCGCCCTGCTTGGTAGTGTGACAGCCCATAACTTCGCCATCTTCTTTCACAGTTGCCCAGCCACCTGAGCAGCCTTCTGCTGAATCCGAGATGTAATAAGGCATTACTGCACCACCCTTAGCCAAGAGACGGTGTGCCCGTTCTCGGTGCTTACCATCCACAACTGCTCTCCAGCAGGTAGGTCAAAGTCAATCGTGACGAGCTTGTCCACAGGCAAGCCGTTAGCGGTGGTCACAGTTGAGCCACCAACAAACAAAGTCTTGGTTTGGTCATTGTTGCGAATCTTGATTTTGCTTGGGGCAGCACTTGTGCCGTCAATAGCTACTGCGGTTATGCCTACGGACTGTGTACCTGAAGTAATCATTACTGCGCCTCATATACGGCTTGTGGGTCTTCTGGGTCAATCTGTGCCACACCTTGAAGCTGTACGCTTGGTACGCCTGTGTGAGTCATGGCTGGAAGGTCAAGAGCCTGTAGGACTGAGGCAGGGTCGAAACCAACGACAATAAGCCTCTGAGCCATTAGGACTCTCTTATCGGTTGCTGAAAGGTCAGCAGCGTCAATAGGCACATTGGCAAGTGGGACTCTCAAGGTGTCTCCGCCGTCAATCTTTGACAAGCCCTCAGATTGGCGAACATCGTTGATGGTTAGCCATCCACCTTGAATTGCGGTAGAAGCAGCGGTAGCACGAGAGTTGATGTCACCTCGTAGCAGAGCAGCGGTGTTGAACTCTAGGAAAGCTCCCACGCCGTTCGGGTAGACCTGAAGCAGAGTGCTTAGGGCATTCTCAATCAAAGACGCATAGGGACGGACGCAGTCTGAAACGAATTCAATCTGAGTCTGTTCGATGCTCGAGTAGGTGTTAGTGCCCGGCAGCTGCATCTTGTGAGTTGGGATGTTGTAAATTCGGGCGACATCCTCGACAAACATTCTGCGAGCCTCGATTGACTGAGATTTCTCAGGGTCAATCCCGATGTCTTTGATGTCTGCTCCAGAGTGGAAAACCATAGTCTTTGAGGACTTGCGCCAACCACCATGTCTGCTGTCGATAGAGTCAGCCATCTGCTTAGCCTGCTCTGGAGTCAAAGCGCCTGGGGTGGTGATGGCGTAGTTGCCTGAAGCTCCCTGTCCAAACCAGCGTTGGGCATAAGCCTCAAGCGCCATGCCAAGACCTAGCGAGTCTTTGAGCATAGAGACACGAGAGATGCCTCGCACCTGACCCGGCTGAATCAAGCTCTCGACAATGTGAAGGATGTCATCCTGAGATAGAGTCTCGCCTGTCTTGGTGTGAGTGAACACAATCCGACCTAGAGGGTTTTTCTTTACCTCTACCTCTGTTGGGTTCATTACAGTTAGGTTGATTGGTAAGCCGTCAGCGTCTCTGAAGACTCGGATAAATGCGTTGCCGTCAAGCATCAGGCTGGTAATAATCTGCGAGATAAATGGAGTGCGGTCAACAAAGCTGATATCAGGGCGGTTTACCCAGTCAGGTTTTGGTCGCATTAGGAACTTCTGACCGTCTCTGCGAACCCATGCTTCCATTGGCAGGGTTGAGATGGTAGAGGCGATTAGATTGACTGCTCCTGTGATAGCAGCAAGCTTCCAAACATTGTCCTGCGTTACATAAGTGCCAGAGTTGTTTTGTAGCTCGATGTCTCCACCGCTTGCCCAGATAGTCTGAAAGCTAACGGCACGAGTCTCGAAAAGGTTGTTGAGCATTACTTCTGCCTCTCAATGGCAAGACCAAACAAGACGGCGAATAGACCGCCAAAGATAAATGCTAGAGGTAGCCAAACTAGCCCTAACCCGAGTACGATTGCCGCTGCTCCTGCGACCTGTAAGCCTGTTGCCATTTCATCCCTCAAAATACAAATACGCCTGGTGTCAGGACTTCTTCTTCTATTCTACTTGCTAACGCCCTATCAACTGCGATTACAGCAGCGACAGCAGCGTCAATGCGCCGAGATGAGTTGCGGTTCTCTTTGACAATGCGAGGGCCGAGGTTGTCAACCTTGATAACAGCGTTGCCAAGATGTCTGGCAAGAATCGGGTCTCCATCGTGCTTCAGTCTGCCCTCAACTACAGCGTCAAAGAATTTGGCACACGCTGGGACCATGCGCCGAGCGTTAGTGCTTGGGTACTCAACGATGGGGTAGCCCTCATCGGCTAGGACTTCCATAGACCTCTGCCAACGGTAAGGGTCGCAGACAATCTCCTTGACTCTTGGGTTGTTGCGCACAAAATCTCTGATGGTGTTTTCCACCTCAAGGATGTCAACACGCCAAAGGTCATCATGAATGTTTGGGTCTTTTTCCCAAGCCTTTATCATAAACACCTGTGGTTCATCCTCAAGGGTCGCACCGACTAGGACAGTCGAGTCACCGCTAAACGAGCCGTCAAAGCCGATTACATAGTCTTTGTCAGTGAGGTCCAAGTCAGCCACGCAAGAGTCCCACGAGCCAGTTGGTAGCCAGCCAAGGGCACTAGAGACCCATTGGTTACAGCGCTTCGTTCTGAACTCAGGTTCAGGGGTTCGCTTGACAGCAGATTCAAAGTCAGCAGCATCACAGATATCACCGAAACCAGGGTTAGCAATCTTCCAAGTCTCAGGGTCTCGGTGGTCCATCTCGGCAGGTGCTTCCCACCAAGCCATAAAGAATGATGGGTCATCAACTTCGCCTCTGCTTACACGCTGTCCATATTGGTACAGAGAATAGGCAATTGAGTCCTGTCCGGTCCTATCTGTCTTTACCCCTGCTGTGGTGATTGCTACCATGTGTGCCTGATTACCACGAGCACCCATAGCAAGCGACATAACATCAAACAGCTCACGAGACTGGTGAGCGTGAAGCTCATCGGCATAGACCGCAGTCGGTGATAGACCTTCTTTGGAGTAGGACTCGGCAGACAGCACTCGATAAACCGAACCTGTGCTTATGACCTCAATCGCATCTCGGTAGATCTTGGTCATCTCCAGCAGCTCGGGATTTGCCTCAATAGTTTTCTTGGCATCTGCAAAGACGATTCGAGCCTGTTCCTTTTCAGCAGCGATTGAGTAAACCTCGCCACCTTTAGGGCCGAAGAACAGGTCATAAACAGCGAGGACAGACATGATGGCGGACTTGCCTGATTTACGGGGCATCCCGACTAGGCAGAGCTTTTGCCTAAAGCCTTCATTGTTATCTGCTGCGTAGATGTGACGGATAAGGTCTTTCTGCCAGTCACGCAATACCAGCGGTGAACCCTGCTTGCCAGCGATGCTGTCTTTGGTAATGACACCAAACGCCTCGGCAAAGTCAATGACTAGCTCACCCTCGCCTTTAGCGATTGCGTCAGCTGGAACTTGGGTCAACCATTGTGGCGGCCACACGCTGTTCCTTTCTTGCCATCAGTTCCTCAAACTTGCTCTGAGTCTTTACCTCTTGAATACCGAGCTTGCTCCTAGCTTGAGGTGTAAAGCCTAGCTGAGTCATGTTGTCTCTGATGTCTTTGTCTAGTGACCTGAGTGCTGCTCGCTCATGCCAAGCCTCTATGTTCTCCAGCACATAGGCTCTTAGCAAGTCACGCTCATCTAACTGTTCGCACAGAATTTGTAGGAGCTGGATGTCTGTTGACTTCAGCCAAGTGTGCTTGTTGCTCCAGACTGAGTTCCACAATTCCAAGCCGGATTCCTCAAGGCGGCGTAGTGGCTCAGGCACTTTGGTAATTGCCTCGATAGTAAGCGATGGCAAGGCTGGTGCTCTTGAGCCAAGCTTCTGTTTTAGTTCTGATGACTTGCCAGGATTAGGCATCTAGTTTGTCCGACTTTCTGTTGTTACAAATCCAATGAGCAGGTCTTAGGTTATCTAACTCGTCAGATCCGCCTTTGCTTAGCGGAATTACATGGTCAACCGTTAGTCCCATCTTGCTAGTCCTTGAGAGGGTCAGGTCAATCTCTTCTCTGCAGATGTGACAAGCTGAGCCATACTCTCTGAGCACCTGGTCAGCGGCAAGGCGTGATGGCTTAGTTTTGCTTTGTCGCTTGACGGTCTTGATTCGGTAGCGAGCACGCTGAGCCTCTAGTGAGCATCGCTCGTGATACTTGCGACTAGCCAAAGTCTTTTTTGCTGGAACTTCTAAGGTTTCGCCACACCAGCCGCAAGGTTTCCGCTTGATGCCGTCAGGGTAAAGCTCTTTATAAAATGTGGCCGTTGCTGAGGCTGCTCTTTCCTTGTTAGCGATTAGTCGACAATTTTGCGAGCAGTAAGTTCTGTTTTTAGCCGACTTTTGAAAAGTTGCTGAACAATGCAAGCAAACTTTTAGTTCAGATCTACTGGCTTTCAATTTGCTGTTGCGAGCTTGCCTACGGCAGTTCAAAGAGCAATACAACTTCTCTCCGCCTCTGTAATGAGGCTCGATAGCTACTTGGCAAACAGCACAATTCATAACCTGAGTCTAC